CCCCATCGGAGGGAAAGATAGTGTGAAAGAAAACCGTCAGGGTTGTCTTTCGCGTTTCATCAGGGCACAGACTGGTCCTTTGCGCAGGCTCTGTGCTCCCCACCGCACCAAAAAGAAAAAGACGCCCAAAGGCGTCTTTTTCTTTTTGGTGCGGAAGATGGGACTTGAACCCACACGCAAAATTATGTTATTGCCGTAAAGTGTAGGAATCAAGCGGTTTTTCCGACTTTCATTCCGCTGAAAAAAGCATGAAAAACTCACTTTCGGAACAAAAGTGAGTTGCAAAGTGAGTTATTTTGCCACCGTATCGTACTGCTCCACAGCGGCTAAAATTCTCCCACGCAACGCCTGCGCGCTGGCGTGTTCGTTTCTGTATTTTTCTTTGATGTCTTCCAGCTCGGCGACCAGCTTATCATAATCGCTCGGCACCTGCGTATCGTCATTGAGATACTGCCGCACCAACGCCAAAAACGCGCTCCAGTGCGGTCTGATATAAGCAGGGCAATCTTTCCTTGCATACCAGTCATGGTGCTGGTAGACTGCGGTTTCATCCAAACCGTGCCGTTTTAGAATAGCAGCGCAAAGTCTTGCGCCGTTATCTTCGGCAATCCGGTTATACTCGGCATTAGTGCCGTCCATGATGATCTCGATGGCGATGGTAGTGCTGTTGCCAGGGCCGTAGTTTCCATCAGCAGCGTGCCAGCCGACCTCGCTTTCGTCAAGGTTCTGCCATGCTTCGTTCTCGTCCACATAGTAGTGGACACGGACAGACCCCATGTTGCAGTTCGGGTAGGTCGCGCGGGTGTACTGCTCGGCCATTGTGGTACCGCTGGGGACTTTAATCCGGCCAGTATTGTGAATAGTAACACCGTTAATGGGGGATAACGCCCGGTTTGCCTTGTACTGCGTACCTTTGCGGTATGTATAACCGGCCTCGGTATAGTCTCGGTTCCATACGGCGCTATCAGGAATAAGCTTTTCACATACCTTTACGCCGTTATCATAGCGTACATTGTCGGGAGAGAGGAAAGCCATTAGGCCTCCCCCTTTCCTTCGGCATCCAAAATAGCCGCATCAGTGTGTTTGACCATGCCGGTGGTGGCTGCGTCATATGTACCATTAGCAGCCAAAGCGACAATAACAGCGTTCAGCAGGCACAGCACCACGCCCTGTACCGTCAGAGCAGCACCGTTAAAGGCTTCCGCTCCGATGAGGATGGCCACAGAGATGATGTAAGCAAGCAGCTGGGTGTTGATGTTCTTGAGGGGGGTCTGCTTGAGGAACTGGGTAATGATTGTGACCATCATTACAGCGCCAGCATAGGTGCCAAGGGTCTGCCAAGTTACAAATTCGTTCATTTCCATTCTCCTTTACTTTACGAGGTTATTGGCGATTACAGCGACAACGGCAACAGCAATAGCTGCGCCGATACCGGTTAAAATAGACCGGAGGACAGCGTTCCAGTTGTCCCCCGGCTTTCTTTCCAGCGTCTCAAGGCGTTCGCCCTGTCGGCTTAATTCGGTTGTCATGGTCTCCATGTTGGTGGCTAAGCGGTTTACACTGTTGGCGATCTCGCCAAAGGCTTTCACGCTGTTTTCTAGGTTGTCAATCCGGTGGTTCTGCCGCCGGTTTTCATCCTCCATGCGCCTGGCGAATTCTTCATGCACATCTTTGGGGAGGAAAATATCCATTAGGTTACCTCCTCAAAATACTGGCCTATAAGTTCATGCGGCAGGTAATACAGCACGATGGTGCCTGTTTCATTCAAACGCTTGCAGAGGTAGGTTTTCTTGTCCTCCGGGTCGAGGTAGTATTTGCCGTACTCGTATTCCATGCCCTTCGATGCCGGGATGGGATCATCAATCGTGCCGGGAGAACTGACATTGACGACTACCCACAGGGCAGGAACGGCCGGAGGTTCCCAGCCTGCCTGTGAGGTGTGAGCCTGCAAGCACTTGTATACCTTGCCATCGTGCCGTCTGCGGTCACCCACCGCATACTTGGTATCAGTCTCCCATGGCAGGAACAGCATAGGGTTCTTTGCTGCATCAGCATCTGCCATGGTGCCGGTCACGCTGTCGATGCTCGTCCGGATTTCCTGCGCCTGCTCTAAGATGTCATTTCGCATTGGCTGTTTCCTCCTTTTCTTCGGTCTCTACGCCAAGGGTTTGCAAAGCTGCTTTCAGCTGTTCCAGCTCTGCTTCCTGCTTTGCTTTTACTTCTTTGGCTTTTTCTGTATAGTAGCCCATTTAGTTCACCCCCATAATGTTTAAGGCTTCCTGCATATCGGACGCCATGGAACCACCATCGAAATTTTCTATTTCAGCGTTTTCGAAAATGGTATCTTCCGGTACTTTCCCGACAACATACTCCGCTTCCTCTGCCAAACAAGGAACATAGCATCCGTTTGGTGCCTTCTTCACATATACCAAGGTGTCGGAATAGTATTCCTTGCCTTCTGCCTTGATTTTATACATTGTCACACCTCCAGTATCATGGATTTAATTCTGTTAAGCTCCTCAATCGAAGCATTGAAAAAATCATAGTTCCACAACCAATAGTCATCGTGTTCGGGGCGTTTGTATTTCAGCAAGGATAAATCATCCCAAATCCTATCCCATCGGTCTTGGTACTTTCCGTCTGTGCGGTTATTCAGCAGCTTGATTATTTCTGCTGTTAGTTTCCCACGCTCCAAGCCTTTACCATCATCATTCCTTGCAAAATAGTCATAGGCGTTTTGGCTTTTTATATAGCAAATGGGATTCCCGCGGTGGCTGATTACATTGTTGGTTTCATCAAGCTTTGTGCCATACGGAATGTTTACTTCACCACACAAGGCATTTTGCTTAAAACGGTTAAAACAAATATAGTCCATATGTTATACCTTGAAAGCGGTGGACACGCCCTGCGAAATTGAGGCGTTGTAATAGTTGGCACTGCCGTTGGCGACGACAGTACAGAAACTGTTGGAGTAGCTGGATGCGGGAGAACGCTCCCACCAACGAACATCAGTATCAGTAGCATTATGCCGATACATTACCTTGCTGTTTCCCGCAGAGTAATAGCTGTATTGTTTAAGATAGTTCGGCTCCAGCGTTGAGGCATGGGTTCTTGTCCCGAATACTTCATATTCCGCAAGTAGGAACACATCATCCTTCGTAGCAGTTGGTACTACAGCAGCAATGCCGCTTCCTGTATTATCGGTATAAATAGTGCTGGTCTTAATAACGGTTTGAAGGTCAGACGGGAAAGCTGCTTTAATAAGTGGCATAATGTCATTCCTCATGCCACAAGACGCCCAACCCCCGGCACTTGTTGTCGAACCACTTGCCGAAGAAGCATTCATACAGAACCACACGCTGCTACATTGGTTGTTGTATCGACTATCGACCAAACATACAGGCGTACCGTTCTTTGTAGCTTTGAATCCCTGAAATGCTATGCCATTTCCCTCACGCTCTGAGTTGTGATTAAAGCCAATGATAAACACCCAAGCAGAATAGTTGGTAAGCGTAAGACCATTGGAAACTTTGCCGTTCATGGTCACTTCTTTGCAGTCACCAACTGACCAGAAGTTTGCTCCCATGTTTGCGTCAGACACTTGCTTGATGGCTGCCCAGCTGTTATCGTTCAGCTCCTGCATCACCAATGCAATATCAACTGTGGCAGGGACGATGATTTCCTGTGGTGCAGATACAAGTGCTCCGCTTGTTGCGGAAACCGTCCATTTGCCCTCCTGTGGAATTTTAAGCCGAGCCTGACCACCAACAGAAACGCCTGTTACTGTCTTACTGCCAAGAGTAGCAGTAACGGTCGCCCCGTCAGCGACATTTGCCACAAGCTCAAGGCCGCCACCACCTGCAATAATTGGATTGCCGTAAATTACGCTCATGCAGTTACCTCCGTGATGGTCACCTGAACCGAAAGATTGGCGTTGGGCTTCTCTCCAAGCGCTTTTGCGGTAAGGGTGCCATTGTTGTTTTCAATCCAGATAGCGCTGGTGCCGCTGTCGATGAGTACACCGAGGGCTGTTGCGTCCATTTGGATGTCTACTTTGCTGTTGACTGTAATACCGCTGATGGTAACGGTTTGGCTGTACGGACTTTCTGCGCCCATCCAAGATGCGGCAGGGAGGGAGATTTGCTTAACCACAAAAGTGCGGTTTATTTTGTACTCCATTTTACCGATGGCCTGCGTTACCGTGTCTGTTGCGGTTACATTCTGCCGGGAGGTTGCCTGCTTGTAGCCGGGGATTTTGATTTGGCTGCCGGTGTAATCGCCGGTTTGCGGTGTCACCGCTCCGGTGCGGCCGTTAAAGCTCGAAACAGTACCGGGGCTGATGGTGTGCGCAACATACTGTAAATCGGAAACCATCGTCGGCTGTGCCGTAAAAGTTGCTATCGGCAGCTGATACACCGTACCGCTTGCATTGATGTCCTCCTGCACGAGTGCGGGGAGCGGGTCTTGCGCCTGCGTAACAAAAGCAATCGGTGCTTCGGTGTTTGCCATGTCAATTTGGATAAGCAATCGACCGGGGACGGAGCCGCTGGTCGGGAGCGTAGCATTGATGGTCTGCGCTTCTACCACAAAGTTTCGGCCGAGGATAATTCCGCGGCCATCCGAAACATTGATGATGTTTCCGCCCTGTGTTGTTACCTCAACGCCGGTAAATATACCGCTGTCGTTGATGATGTGATTATACAGGTAAGCATCATCGGTAGGGGTAACAATAGATGCGTTATATTGGAGTAGCGTTATCATGCGTTTGCCCTCCTTTCAAGGATTAGGATTTTGGTCAAATCGGCGCGGACAACGCCAAAGGTCATTTTTGTGATATCCTGTGACCGGGTATAGCCGGTAAGGATGGATTTGTAACTGCTGTCTCCGTCAATTACAAGCACCTCTGTACCAATGGCCATAGAGGTATCAAGCACGCCGCAGTCGTTGCGGGCAGTCAGCTCAATCATGTTGTCATACTGCTGCGGAGTGAGTGCTTCGTATGCCTTTTGATAAGCTGCGGTATCAAAGTCTACATCGGTCTCCAAAAACTGCGCTGCGAAGAATACCGGCGTAATCCGGTCGGAATTGTTGGTGTCAACCTTTCCGTTTGGGTGCAGATAATAGGTAACATTCTGCGTTTCATCCGCTTTGTTGTAGATGGTCACCTTGTTCAGCTGGCCGGAGCTGTCGCCAATGATAATATTTTTATCCACAATGGCTTGTAGGCTTGCTTCGATGACAGCGCTTTCACTTACCTTTCCAACCGTAACGGTAATAGCCTTATTCTGCGGGTCAAAGGCCATGTTTATGGCTATGCCGTAAGCTGTCAAGGATTTGGTAATGATCTCGTAAAAGCTGTGGATGTTATCCTTGAGGTTCAGCGCTCCGGTGGTCTCGGAGGTCGTTTCCACCGTCATGCCGGTGATGTTTTGTAATGCATCATGGGAGGAAATGAAATTGTCCGTTATGATACCGGCGATAAACTGCTCTATTTTGGAGGATGTGGCGCGGTCAAAATGCACATCAACATCAAACAGCGCCATCAATGGCTGTGCAGAGATGGTCACGCCTGTTTTGTCGGTTTCGACATCATCCACGATCCCCTGATAGGCTACAACGCCGTTTTGGTCGGTCACGCTGATAAAATCGCCTTTCTTTGCATCGATTTTAACCGCCCGAAGAGTGGTTTTTTCCGCCGTTAGGTAGTCAAACTGTATCTCCGGGCTTTCAATCGGCGCAAAGCTGCGGAAAGTATAATCACGAGCGAACACTTCACACTTAAACAGAGTACGCAAGTTTTTCCACCTCCACATATGCGGTTATATCCGATGTTCCGTCGTGCGAAAATGTCAAAGTGCTTTCCCCCGGCGGAGCATAGATAAATCTTCCGGTCGAAAAGTCGCTGGACTGGTACAGGTTTTGGATGTATGTCCCGTCCAGCGCATACTCGGCGATCTCCATTGTTGCAGGGTCAGCATCAACAACGAGTTTGTGGCCGTCAGGGATTGTTGCGGTTACTTTTCCGACCGCTACACGGGTACCGGCCTTGATAAGCGCCCAAGCAGGATTGACGACCGGCCCGAAGATTTGCAGCTTGCACGGAGATGCCAAATCTCCGTTTCTTATCTTTGCAGTTCCTGTTGCTGTTTCTGCGTAATAATATGGATAGGTATAGCTGTACCTTTTAATCCCTTGGTCTGGCGCTTGGCTTTGCGTTACCTTAACAGCTTCGTGCCAAGTCCCGAAGCAGAGGAATGTAATCGGTACTGCCAAATAGCCGGATTTCAGCTCCGACTTATCCGCAGACTGCACTTCGCACTTGATTTTGTACCATGTGTCCAGCGGAGAATACATCAGGTAAAGCGGGCCTTTTGTCACAAACGAAATAAACGCCTGATACCGTGCATAGTCGAAGAATATCATTTCGCCTGTAACGGCATACTGGTTAAGGAAATCATCCGATACCAGCCATGCGCTTCCGGCTTGTATGGTGGAGTAGGTTTTTCCGAAGCCCAATCCACCCGGCGCATTAAGGTACGAAGTTTTATCCATCAAATCCCACTCGGCGCCTACATTGTTTTGGAGCTTAAATTTTCTCATTAGTAGGCCCTCCCGAGTGCGCGGTTTACTGCCTGCACCAAATTGCGGGCAGCAGCTTCACCAGCAGCGTTGTCGTAACCATTAAAGGTGTTGTTCATCTCGATGGTAATTCCACCACGGCCTGCGTCACCGTTGAGGGGCATAACATGAGCACGCCCACCCGCCATGGTAAGCAGTTCTGGGCCAGCTTCGCCAACAATGGCGCTGCCGGAGGATAAGATGCCGCCTTTCGCAAGGTATGCGATCTTCCCAATGGTCGGGATATTAAAGCCAAGCGATTTACCACCCAGCACAGGCACCCAATCCGGAACATCAAAGTGAATGCTGTTAAGGCCGTTTATCATCCAGTTAATGGCGTCAATAACCATGTTGATAAGGCCGATGATGCCATTAAGAGGAGCCTTTGCAATCGCCACAAGGGCCGTAAAGATGCCCTTAAAGATTTCCTGAACACCTGTCCATGCTCTTTCCCAGTCCCCCGTGAATACGCCACGGATGAAATCGATAATACCGTCAAAAACGGCCTTTATGGAATCCCAAATAGATTTTACTGTTGCGAAGAAGAAATTTAAGATTTCCCCCAATATTCCGAACGATTCCGACCAGTCAGTCGTAAATACGCCCTGCAAGAAATCATCCACACGCTGGAGAATGGCTTGTATCTCATCTCCACTTGTTGCAATCCAAGCAACAAGTCCTACAATGGCAGCTATGAGCAGCACGATAGGATTTGCGATTATGAAATTTATGGCCGTTATCAGCGCCGGGATAACCGTTCCAGTTATAAAGCTGATGGCTCCGGCAATTCCCGAAATAATACCTGCAATCGGGGAAATCGCCGCAATAAGGCCGCCGACAATAAGGATCGTCTTTTTAACCCCATCGTCGAGATTTGTAAACCATTCGATTGCATTTTGAAGTCCTGCGACGATTTTATTGATAATCGGCAGCAGGATATCACCGATGGAAATCGCCAAGTTATTGAGCCCGTTTCGGAGTATTTTCATCTGGCTTTCGGTCGTTGCGTATCTTTTGCTTGCCTCGTTGGAGAGGGCAATATTTTCGTCCCATGCAGTATTTGCGGTTGTAACAGCATCGCCCAATACATCGGACGCAAGGGCTAACGCACGGAGCATATTGGACTGGCGAATCCCGGAGAGCCCCAATTCATCCAATACGGAGATTGTGTCCTCTCCATTTTCGTTCATCTTCCCAAGCCCGCCGATGAAAGCACTGATTGCGTCTATCGGTTCATTGCCCCACATATCTGCGAATTCAGAAGCAGATACACCAGCGATCTTTGCGAATGTTTCAAGATCATCACCGCCGGCAGACACAGCCTTGCTTATTGCGGTCATTGTTTGGGTCATTGCCGTACCGCCTGCCTCTGCGTTGATGCCAACCGAGGACATTGCGGTAGACAATGCAAGGATATCCTGTTCGGACAACCCGGCAACTGTACCAGCAGACGCAAGGCGTGTAGCCATCTCAACAATATCGCGCTCTGTTGTGGCAAAGTTATTACCAAGGTCAACGATGGTACTGCCGAGTTTGGAGTATTCATCAGCGGTCGTTCCGGTAATGTTGGCAAATTTGGCAAGTGCAGAGGCAGCTTCATCAGCGGAAAGGTTGGTTGCTTCGCCCAAGTCGATCATAACGCGGGTAAAGTCAAGTACATCATCGGTGGCAATACCCAACTGTCCAGCAGCTTCCGCAACCGCAGCAATCTCCGTAGTGGACGCAGGGATTTCTTCTGCCATGTCCAATATGCCCTGCCTGAGTGCCGCAAGCTGCTCTGTAGTGCCGTCTACTGTTTTTTCAACGCCAGCAAAGGCGCTTTCAAATTCTACAGCCGCTTTTGTGGCTGCCACTCCTGCTCCTGCAAAGGCCAAAGATGCCGGTGCAAACTTCTTTGCAATGTTCCCGGACTTTTCTGCTATTTCGCCGGTAACCGCTGAAACCTGTGCGAGTGCCGCACGGCTCTTGGACGCTTCGGCCTGTAGGTCTTTCAGCTTTAGTTCGGCGCTGGTCAGTTCCCGGACTAACTCACGGTATTGTTTTTGGTTGATCTCCGTGCCGTCCGCCATTTCCTGATCCGCTTTCTTTTTGGCGTTTCGGAGGCTTTCAACCTTGTTTTCTGTATTTTTGATTTGTTCCCCGAGCAACTTCTCCTTTTGCTTGAGCAGGTCAATATTGGTCGGGTCGAGTTTCAGCAGGCGATTGACTTTATTAAGCTCCGATTGTGTCCCACGGATTTCGCTGTTCAGCGAGCTGATCGCTTTCGACAATCCCTTTGTATCGCCGCCGATTTCAACAACGATGCCTTTAACATTTTCAGCCAATCTTACCACCTCCTGCGAAGAAATCACGCAAGCCGCCGGGTCTGCCCTTTATGGCATACTGTTCTGCGTCGTTGGCCTTTTCGATCATCAAATCATAGACCATTCCGCAGGTCATGTCCTCCAGCGCTTCATCGGATAACCCGAGTTCAGCGCAGCGGAGCATAAAGGTTGACCCGGTGGGCTCACGCACGGTTTGTTTTATTTTTTTTTTGGAACAGCGGTAGTCTTGTTGTTCAGGCTCCAAAGCTCCAAAATGGCAGGGAGCACTTTATAGATGGAAAACATCTCAAACTGCTCCAGCCACTCGTCAACATTGTCCGGGATGGACCCGTCATATTGCCGAGCCATGATAAAAGCGACATCCTCAAATATTTCAAGATCGCTTATGGAAAAAGATCCGTCCTCGGATGTCGCTGCCGTTTGTAGCTTTTGCAGGTCACGGACAATATCCCGACCCACTTTATGGCGGTAGATGCGTGGGGTCAGCGCATTAGCGCACAACCCTACGCTTTTTCCGTCGATCTCGATTACTTTGTTCATTTCAGCCTCCAGTCGTCGGAGTGAATACGGCGGTGTACCAGCCGTTCACGGTCGCCTCCGGGGTCTCCGCCGTAGTGTAGGCAAGGGAGTTGCCGTTTGCCAGCGGGGAAGCGGTGATGCTGACGGTTTGCGTCTGCGGCTCTACGCTCTCGGTCGTGGTGTTCAGCTCACGGGTAGGCCGAGTGCAGGTGCAGTTGTAAAGAACAAACTTCGTCCCGTTCACATCGCCCTCCTCTTGGAACAGCAGTGCGAAAGACTTGGGCTGAATGTTTGCATTCTCGATCATCACCTTGCTGGTGGTGTCAAGAGTATACCCGAAAACATCCTTGAGGAATGCTTCGGGGAAAACGGCAACTTCGAGATCGCCGGTGTAGCCGCTGTTCGCCACGGCTACGAAATACTGAATGTTGTCCGCATAAAACGGTGTGGTATCGCCGGAAGGCTCCAAAGACAGGCTAACTGCGCCGGGGATGGCTACGGGAGTGCCATAGGTGTTATTTTCCCCGTCGAGGATAGCGTAATGGACATTCGAGATACCGAATTTAACTTTATCAGCCATTTTTACACCTCGATTTCATAAACTACTTGGTTACACTGCTGATCTTCAATGTAACTCTCGGACTTCTGCCAAAACAGAGAGGACAAGGCCTGTTCGACTTTGCCCTCTGCTGTTAGGTCTTTATCTTTTGTGTAAAGCTCAACCTGTATATGGTTGATGGGGTGATACACCACATTGTCAGCGCCAAAATTATTGGAGTAGGAGACGCGATAGAGGATATACGGTAACTTTTGCGGCTTATTGAAGTAACCGTAAGCTACGGGCATCCTCGTCTGTTTTAACAGGGAATTGACCTCTTGCAGTGTCATCCTTTCTTAATCACCACCTTTACACGGGTTAATAGTTTCTGCTCTGCCTTTTGCTCCGCTGGGCCGATGTGGGGGAATGGGCGGGCAGAGCCTTTTGCGGTTCCGCCTGGGCCTGCGTGACCATGTTCCAGCAAGTGCGTGAGCTGGTAATCCGTTTTGTTGAAAATTCGCATACGGATATCGCTGTAGCTCTCATATGCGACCTTGTCACGCCAACCGGCCTTATAATCGCCGGTCTGTACCGGGCTGCCGGTCACAATGTCTTGGCGGCATTCCTTTGCCACCTGCCGAACCTCTTTTTTTACGCCATTCGTAACGGCCTGGTCATAGTTTTTCAGTTCGGACAGGATTGCCGTTGTCAACTCATCCGGTCTAACCGTTTTCGACATCGTTGCCCACCTTTTCCTCTAGGTAAAGCTCTATTTCATCGCTGCCTGTTGCAAAATAGGTGCGATAAATGGAATAGCGTGTGCCGCGCCACTCGGCTAATTTCTGCCCAGCATAGTTGGCGATAGGAGTAACCGCCACAAGGGACGGCTGCAAGCCGTTTTGACCGGCGGAATAGAACTCCGCCCGTGTAGCGGACTGCAGCCGCGCCCAGACCTGTGTTGTGGTTTCTGTGGCAATCTGTACCCCGATATCGTTCTGCTCAAAGGTTTGGGAGATCAATGTAATGAGATCATCCAAATCAACCACCCACCTTTTGCTCAAACAGTCGGTTGTTGAGTGCCCAGCGCAGCATACGCGGCATTGCCACTACTTTCTCTCTGCGCTGCCGGTAGAGGTAAGCGGCGTACATCTCCACCAGTACGGCATCACCCGTACTGGTGGAGAGCACGATGCCCTCGGTGGCAATGTACTCTTTGGCAGACGCGATCAGCGCCAAGAGATAGTTGTCCAGCGCTGCGGTGGAAAGCTGCAAATCTACTTTCAAGATCACAAGGATGTCAGCGTCTGTCATGCTTTAACCCCCCTTAGGAAGCCTTGGTTACATTGACGGTATAGACTACGGTCTCGTTGCCGTTCTTCACGGTTACGGTCAGAGGATGGGCAGTGCCATCAGCCAGCCAGGTAACAGAGCCGCCGTTCTTCACATTGGCGTTGTTGTAGGCGATAGCAACCTGTGCGCCTGCGACCTCGGTGGTGGCGTTTACGGCAGCAGTCGCAGCGGAAGCGGTAGCGGTGTAGCTCAGAACATCGCCGTCAAATGCGGGACTGAGAGACAGGCTGCCGACAGTCAGAGCGGACAGCTTGGCGTTGTTGGCGGTATCAGCCGCAAAGGTCATGGAGGTGGTTACGGAAGCGCCGTTAATGTTAATCGCCACAAAAGCGCCGGGGATAACGGGCATACCGTCAGCACGCTCTTTGCCGCGGAATACGGTGTTGTCCTGAATGAACTGAACCTCGCGGGATGCTTCGATGGTCATGCCGGAGCGCTGCGCCCACAGGTACAGGTCGCCATAGCCGCCAACGATGTCGCCATCGGGGATAAATTCGAGGATTTCCACATCACCGCCGATGATGGGCATGGTCATACCGTCAAAGGTGACATACCGGCCCAAAGCGGTAGCAAGGATTGCCTTGGACTGCAGAGTAGCCAGGGTCTTGCTATTCATAGCCCAGAAGCGCTCGCCGCGGGAATAGCGGGTGAAGGTGTTACCAGCAGCAACAGCCAGCGCAGCCCAGAAAGCCTCGCCGGTGGAAGCGGTGGGAATGGTGATGATGTTGGAGGTGTGCAGGTCAACCCAAGCAGGAGCATTGGCCGGGTAATCGCTGGGTTTGCTCTCCTGCGCCAGACGCGTCACAATACCGAGAGGCATCTTCTGACCAGCGCCCTTGCCGTACAGGATGGCCTTATCCTTGGCAAGGCCGATAGCCTCGGACAGCATCTCGACGATCCAGGAGGCGAGGTTTACATCGTTATCCTCCAGCAGGGAATTACAAACAGGAACATAACCGGCAACCTTGAAGCCGTCAAGAGTGATCTGGTTAAAGCTGAAGGTCAGCTCATTGATGGCGCCACACATTTCAGTCCAAACGGCCTCGGGGACAGTACCGGCAATGGTCTGACGGGCTTCGCCATTGACATTGCGGATGCGGACACGACGCATCAGCTTGGAGTAGCGATACATATTCTCGGCAATGAGGTCGAGGAATACAACAGGGATGGTCAGCTCGCCACCGGTGATATCTCTCTTGCTGTGGGCAGCGTTACGCAGCTCCGCAAAGAAGGTCTGCACATCGGGCTGGGCTACGATAGCGTCACGCTGCTCCTTGGGGAGAGCGTCAAAGGCGCGTACATTCATAGGGAGGGAGCGAATGTTGATGGTATTCATAGTAAAATCATTCCTTTCGTCTTTCTTTTTGGGTTCGTGGTCAGCTTTTGGGGGATCTTTTTCAGCGTTTTCCAAATCCTCCTCAAGGCCCTTAATTTCTGCGGACAGCTTTTCCTTTTCGGCGTTGTGGGCATCCTGATCCTCGGTAAATTGGTTCATTGCATCCTCAACTGCCTGCTGCTCCTCTTCGGTAGTGGCTTCGCCAATAGCCTTTTCGATTTCAGCGGAGCGGGTTGCAAATTCGGCATCCTTGGCAATCAGCGCATCAAAAGCGGCCCTTTTCAGTTCCAGCTTTTTGGCGATCATAATGGATTTCAGTGCCATATCAGCACTCCTTTCTTAGTTTTTTGAGAGCGTCGGCTCTCCATTGGTCGAGCTTGCGCTCATTGATCTTTTCAAGGTCTTTTTTCCTGGCTTCTACCATGGTGTCCTCATAGGCCGGGAAGGTTACGACCGATACCTCATACAGCTTGACTTTGCGAATTGTCCACACAGTTGTGCCATCCGGCCGGATTTCGGTTTCCTCATCAAGGATGTCAAAGCCGAAAGAACACTGGGAAACATCTCCACGCTTTACGCGCTCATAAGCGTTCATGGCATCCTGATCGGCTTGGTTTACGAGGATAGACCCCCAAAGGCCCAAATCGTCAACGCGGAGGGTCAGTGTACCAGCTGTTGTTCTGCCAAGCACGATTGTGGTATCATGGTTGACCAGCGCCCGAATATCATCACCGAGGGTACCATCAAAGGCTCCTCGGTCAATGCGCTCGATGGCTTTATCCCACATCCGGTATTCGCCGGTAAAGGTGGCGAAATAGCCCTCAATGTAGAGTTTTCCATCAGCAGCGCGGGTTTTGAAGTCGCCACTGCGGCTGATTGCCTGTCTTGCTCCTACCATTTACTCACCTCCTCCGTTTAGTTTTTTCTGATCGCCAAGGCGGTCCGCGGGAATGTAGTTTTCAAGGGCCAAAAGCTCATCCATTCCCTCGTGCGGAGTAAGCCCAACCCAACTGCGCCACTCGTTCCGTGTCATTGCCATGCGGTCAACCATTTCCGCGCCAGCTTTGATGGTTTCCTCCAAGGAATAGTTGTAGAGGGAGCGGACATTGAAGCGAAAAAAGTAATCCGGAGATACGAGCAGCTTTCGGCTAAACTCCTGCTCCAAAATCTGTGCAATCGGCATGATACGGGAAGAAATAAAGTTGTTCCATTCGTCTCGCTTGAACTCGCCAACGCCCAAAACAAAAGGCGGCACGCCAAGAATGGTTGCCACCGTCGTTTTATCCAGTTTTACGAAGTCTGCCAGCGCAAGATCAGATAGAGTAAGGGGCCTTACCTGTTCCACCGAGAATTGCTCGGCAGGAATCAGCCAAGGTTCCCCGGCTTTATTGCTTGCAACAAAATCGCCAAGGAGCTTTGCACGCCCCTCCGGGTCAGAAAACTCGTCCGTCAGCGAATCCACCTTCACGATAAGAGACGGTTTCCATTCACTGGCCATGAAACCATTTTCTGTTTTCGCCGCTTGCTTGAGGTTATTTGCCACATCAGCCAGCGCAATGCTGTACCCAGTGCCTTGCCATGGGTAGTAATTGCTCGGATTTATGGCAAAATGCAGCACATCCTCCGGGTCATAGGGTTTCCCAGATATTTCGATGCTATAATACCGTTCCCCATTCGGTACAAATGCTACAAACGCCGCCGGAATCGGGTCAAGCCGCCGGAGCAGCCCCTTCCGGGTCTTTGGGAGCACTACAGCGTTCCCCCGGCCATCCAGCAGCATTGTTTTGATGATCCACTGGATAAAGTTTGACCGACCCATGTAGCTGTTCGGCTCGATATCAACCACACGAGACAGCCCATTTTTAACCCGGATATCTCCACTATCGGTGTTTTGCATCAGATAGATTGTCATACTTCCAATTAAAGACGCAATCCTATCAACAGCGGCACAGATTTCCGGGTTGTGCGCAAGGTCTGTATAGCCGGAACAGGTTAGGTCTTTCCAGCCGGTTCCATCACACAGGCATACAGCGCTCCGCGTTTGGGGCTTATCCCGAGAGCGGAAGCGCTCAAAAAAATTTGCTATGCTCATTTATCACCCCACCATTTCTTTCCTGCTTTAGATTTATCCAAAGCCTCCAAGTACCGCACCGTGGCGAATACGGAGGCATCGAACACATCAATTCGGTTTGTCGGTCTTACCTTGTCGTACTGGATCATGTCGTCTGTCTTTTCGACGGCCGAGACATTCCCAACACAATACTCATATGCTTCGGAATGCATATAGTACAGCGTCCCATTTTTGGCGCTCTGCTCGATATGCCGGAAACCTTCTGATTTCCTGTAAAAATACTGCGGTTGGTCGATAATGTTAAACCCAGCCGATTTCATGCCAATGAAATACTCTCGGCAGAATTTACGGTCATGCCCCACCTGTCGTATTCGGAAACCGCGCTTTCGCATTGTAACAAACCAGTTGACAACATCGGCGTGGTTTACGGTTGGACTGTTGCACATGGTCAAAAGTCCATCATCGGCCCAGCCGAAAAGCGGTATACCATCCTCGTCGGCCTTAACATGAGCCTGCACCACAGGGAACCAAGCGTGACTGATGATGATATCCACGCCTTTGTAATTCCCAAAAAGCGCAGCCGCCGTTAGGTCGTGCATTTTTGAGAGGTCTGCACCACCGTACCAGTCTATTGGGAGCTTGGAAAGCTCGTCCAGCGTCCAGTTATATTTTTCATCGCTTCGCCGGAATTCGTCGAGGTTGAAATAGGACTTGATAGCCCCGGTATAGACATTGAGAGACTTTGCGAAGAAATCTTTCCGCTGCTGCGGGTCATTCTGCGCCTGCAAGCTATCGTTTAGAATTTCCTCCGGCCGGATGGAAACGCCATAGGCCGGATTGGCCATCTCATGTACCAGTGGATTGGTATAGTCGATATTCCCCTCCTCATCCGGATTGGCGCAACACATAAAGATAAAATATTGTTCGTCCTTGATGGTGCCATCCAGCACCTTTCGGCAGTATTGCAGCCGCTGCCCAAGGAAGCCCTGTTCGTTATCGCCAGCCGTGGAAATACCTATCAGCAGCTTATTGGTGTAGGCTTTCATGGCTTCCTTAAAAAGGTTGTACTGCTTAGGCTTGGTAAAAGCGTGGATTTCATCGCAGATCGCAATATTGCAGTTAAGAGAATCCTGCGCATCCGGGTTTGCAGCCAGAGCGCGGATAAAAAACGAGCCGTCTGGAAGCTCTGCCTCCATTGAGTGCTCGTTGTTGTTGTCAATGATCTTTACACCGCCGCCATGCTTCTCATCCTCGCCCATAAGCCGGATGTTATAATCCAGAAAATTAAAGCTTTCAAGGGACTGCATCAGAGCCGCGGCCGATATGTAGGTTTTGGAACCGCTGCGCCGGTACCACAGGGACAGCGCCCATGCGAGGGAAGCGGCAAAACTGGTTTTGATGTTCTTTCGAGGGATAAAAATAAGGGCTTCATGAAACCGCACCACATCGGTGCCTTTCAACTTAAACCCAAGAAGATTGTATATGATGAATTTGTGAAACGGCTCCAGCAGGAACGGCTTTCCCCGGAGCGGTGTGCCGTCCAGCTTTTCCCCCTGCTGGTGGCAGAGGGTCTTTTCGATGATTTGAATACAGAACTCCGGCCCTTTCGGCGCGAAATCGTACTCGTCATTATCGAGGTCAGCAAAGAAACGGTCAACAGCCTGCCGCAATTCCTTGCAAGCTACCTTTCTCCCGTCTCTGATGCTTTCGGCATACTCAAGGACTACGGGCCAGTTCTTACCCTTAATCTGTCTCAAGGCTGGCAAGAGCAGCGGCAAGGCCGCCCTTTTCCTCCTTTTCCTTCACTCCGCCGGTCATTTTGCGGAAACTCGATGGAGTAAGCCCCAATTCGCGCCAGTATGCCAGTGCGCTCTTGTTGAGGTCGTCCCACAGAATCAACAGAGGGTTTTTTACCATGTTTGTGGCGTTCCCTTTGTTGGTATATTCGATGACGGACTTACCGCCGGACTTTTTGAACTCGGCCTTGGTCTTATCCCGCTGTTCCAGTATCTCTGCAAGCGTTTCTACCGCAGATTGATAAGATGGGTCGGCCGTACCGAGTTTTTCCATCTGTTTTCCGATAGTTTCAACCCATTTTTCCTTTGTCATGGCTTCCCCTTTCTCAAAAATATACCGTAGAGTTGGAAAAAGTTCCCCCCGCCGGTCCCTATATAGAGGCGGAAGGCGCAACGGATAGGGGGGGATATTAGTAACGGCCCCTTGCTGCTGTAGCTTTTTCCGGGTGCTGTTTGTTGTGGCATCCCTCACATAGACTGATTAAATTTTTATCGGCGAAGGCCATCTCTGGGTACTCGTCAGCGTGTTGGATGTGGTGGACGGTTGTTGCCGGTACCGCTTTGCCATACCTCTTACAGTGCTGGCACATATATCCGTCGCGCTTTAATATTTGCAGGCGCTTTCTTCTCCAATTGGGAGAATTGTAATCAAACGGAACCATCGCCAAGGTTCCTAACTATTTCCCATTCCCTATCCGATAGCGTCCATCGTTCTGCTGCCCCTTCTGCTGCTGCTCTTTCTTCTGCTGCTGCTCTTTCTGCTGCTGCTCGTTCCGCTGCTGCTCGTTCCGAAAGTAAAAGACCGTCACCGAATATTTTTTTTCCCTTTTCTTTCTGCTCGTCTAGCGCTGATATTTTTACACAATCGCATTTTCGCAGCTTGTAGTCTACCCCACGGCTTGCGTATGTGTTTGCCATCGCTGCCGTCAAAACATAATCCGGGTATTTGTTCTTTTGCAAAACTCTCTTTTTTTCTTTTAGGTGCGTTTCATTGGCAACTTTTATAGCAGCCGATAGGTCTGGCGCGGTTCTTAATACGAGGTCAGGATCGTCGAGATTTGTTACATATGCTGTTCCCACTGTTGCGCCATTTGCATAGGTTATTGTTGATCCGGTCATAATGTGGCACACTTCCATTACCGATTTTTTCCCGGACAAGCATGTAAGCGCCGGAGCAAAAAGAAAGAATGGAATACCTTTATCAAGATAAAATATACATATCTTTGCCAAAATAGAAAACGGCGGGTTATCTACAACAACCGCACCGTTTGAATAGTCGAAGTTCTGATAATCTCCTCCCGGATAAAATGGGCGGACGATCTTATCCTTGTCCACCCCGTACTCTTTGCAAACCCAGTCTCTTACGGCATCATATACCAACGGAGGCGTAAAACAATCGTCAGTTGTCGTTTTTGGAGCAAACTTATCTATAAACTCCAAATACTCTTTGCTGTCTGCTTTTTGTAAATCCATGTGCCCTCCTTTTATCATTACCCGCCCTGTCCCTCCCGGTGTCTACTATGCCGGGCTACCAATTATTGTTACCAAACCGTGGTTATCCGCTTAGTGCCTGTCTTGTTCCCGCACAGCAGGAGCGTCTGCGGCTGCTCATGGTCGCTCTCGCTGCTGGGCAGCAGCATCTTCCGGGCTGCGTAGCCTCCGTACTGCTGCCATGCAGTACAGCTAACCACTACCAGCTGCTTGGTACGGATAACATTGTTGTTACTGTCCACCACGATCTTTTTGGGCTTACTGATGGTGCCTTTGTGGGTATGGCCAACAATCAGAGCGTCAATGCCCTCTATGGTGTAGCCGAAGCGCTCATTGCGGTTGACCGTTGCACCGGTGTAAATGCCGCCGCCGGAGCCATGGGTAACAGCCATCGTATAGCTGGTGATAGGGATATCTCTTGTTACCCTGCGCCCAATCTCCAGCTTGAGGAATGCTATATCCTCGGCGTAGTAGTCCTCCATATCCAACTTGCACATGATATCGCCCATAATGTCTTGGTCGGTGTCCCTGGCTGTCCTCGCTTCGTGGTTACCGGATACCGCGCAGAGTATCTTATCCTTGATTGGCGTTAGCATTTCCACCATCATCTTTTTCTGCTCCCGCGGGCGGATATAATCCTCAAAGGGGCTTCCAACCGCGTTCCGGGTATTGTTGTTGATGAGATCGCCGCCAAGGATGAGATAAGCGTCCTCCCGCTCTACCCGGCGGCAGAATGCTTGCCAGCCCTCTTTATCATGTAGGATGCTGCCCAAATGCACATCAGATACCGGATATACCTTGATGGTGTCGCTCTGCGGGATTTTGCGGACTATTAAATCCATAGGTATCTCCTCCTTTATGGCATAAAGAAAGAGAGCGCCTTTCGGTACTCTCTGACTGCTTTTGGTAAGGCAGACTATTGCGAACTTGCGGCCTGCCAGCGTGGCACCTTTTTTACGAAGGTCATGTATCTTCGGCCGATGGGATAACGGGGCATCGGCGACCCCGTAAAAAGGAGGTAAAACATGAAGGTGGAGCACCCGATAGGGCTTGAACCTATAACCCGCTGCTTACAAGGCAGCCGCTCTACCATTGAGCTACGGGAGCAGATTGCCGGGATTAGGGGCCCGGCTCCCCATCAGGAGGAATGTCAAGGGAAGTCTGTGTTTTACCACGATATTAGTATACACTATGTTAGGCGTTATTTTGTCCCGAATTTGTCCCAAGTTTTACAGCTCGGTCACACCGTATCGGCAAATAGCGTATCTCTTTAGTGCCTCGTCCATCCTGCGGTACAGCTCCGACCTGCTGATGTGCAGCTCGTCACATAATCTATCGATGGCATTGTACTCACGCCGCATGACGGCCACCTCAAGTATCCTGCGCTGCTGGTCGGTCAGGATAGACAGGCCACGGTCCATCTGCCGCACTTGCCACTTAACCAGCTCATGGTTGACGGTTAGGTTGTCCCTATTGCAGATGGCGTTTATGATGCGTTCCTCGGCAGTCGAGCTGCCGCCCTGTACAGGTGTGGCGTCCATTTTGGGCGACCTGATGCCCTCCATTCTGGCCGTCAACATATCGATCTCGTCCTGCAGGCTGTCGATGGCCATGAGCTTTTCGTAATACCTGCCAAGCTCCCACTTACAGGTCTTTTTGTAGTCTATCATGTGGCTCCTCCTTTCTTTCGCCGTAGGAGCAGAAATCGTCCTCGTGCATCTGCGCACAAAGTATATTCGGCTGCCCCGGTGTGCCATCTCTGTACTTGCAGTCTTTGCATCTGACCACCGGCGCAGCATCAACAGATTCCTCCGTCAGCATCTTCATCCACTCACAGTCGGAAGGCTCACAGTCCATTCCCGGATACATTCTGTCGCAGATACTACAGATAATATCCACTGCAGTTTCATTTTTGATATAGGGCTTAATCATAAGTAGCCTCCTTTTCGTCCATCTTCGCCCCGCAGTTGGGGCAGTAGTTGTAAGCGCCGTCAATAGACGGGTCAAGAGACCACCACCTACAAAACGGGCACCTAACCTGACTGAGCGTGTTAAGCGTTTGCGGGATGTATTCCCACCGTCCATGCACCACCGGGGCAACATCAGCGGGCTGGAAACACTCTACCTCATCGAGCATATCGTCAACCCAACAGGCACGACACCAGCATCCGTTGTGGTCTTTCTTCTCCGCCTTGCACGGCTTGCAATAACGCTCCTCGACGCTTTTCTTAAACGCTTCCCTGTCTATGTATTCAGCCATCTTTTTCTCCTCCTTCCGGCAGCACCACCACACGCCCGTCCTTGTCGGCCTCGGCCAGCTCGCGCAGGCGAGCATCGTCGTCCGTCTGGTGGAGCAGCTTGTCAAGCCGCTCAATGATATTGTCGGCGTGCTTGTTGATGGCGTATTCTGCTTCCGGCGATATTTCCCGCACACTCGCCAAATCGTTAATTTCCTCCGGCGTCAGTCCCGTGTCCTCGTAGGCGGCAAGGCGGCATTGGAGCATGACAATCCACTCATCCTTTGTGTACTTTTCTTCGTATTCTGTTGCCATAAGAACTTCTCCCGTTTTAAGCCGGTATGTCAGTCGTTCCATCACTCTACCTCCTGCATCCAAAACTTACGACGGCAAGATTGACAACGCATCTCGACATCAGTTGATTGACATGGGTAACGGCTATCCAGTTCCTGTGGACAAAAGTCTAACACACCATCCACAAAGACTTTGGCATTAGGCCAGTGCTCCAAAAACACGCTCTGTCGCGTCTTGCGCGGGTGTGCAGCAGACCACTCCTCGACTATAGCAATCTGATCCGCAGCGTCCAGCGTTGACTCTTGATCAACTGCGCAACATATCTCATCCTCGCAAGCATTAAAAGCAGGGCACCCATTACATCCAGCATCAAAACTCTTGCACATTCTGTTGCGTTCCTCGATAAACTTTACTGCATCCATCACATTTCCTCCACATAGCACCAGCTCTGGGGCGGGCGCTTAATATGACCGCCATTTTCGCATGATTCACACCCAAATTCATCACACACTTTGTCTATGCAGTTTTCAAACGGGCGCGAAAACTTGCTCACATCCTTCGGCGTGTCGTAGATTTTAAGGTCGGAGATGTGCCAACCATAGAGAAACGGCGCTTTGGCCCCATAAGCGTTGAGTTTTTCTTTTGAAACACACGACGCGGATATGGCTTTGATTTCGGTTTCAATATCGTCATTACCCCATTCGTTGAGCGAGAGGTAACAATAATCGAAATTTTCAGGTATTCCACGCTTACCAATTTCGTAAATCCGCTCACAGGTAAACTCGCCGATGACCTTACCGCGCTCCCCGACAAGTCTACGCGCATCGCCACTTTTCGAGCAGTAGATATAGCACTTAAACGGCGTTTCCATATTCGGGCGGTTCTTTCGCACCTCAATGGTTTTCTCACCTATGATAATCTTCTCGCACCACTTCGGGCGTATACTTATCATAACGGCCTTGCACATCATCCCACCTCCTTAGCCATCAGCAAATCCTTGTAGTCCAGCAGCAGAGCCCATATCTGTTCCGCATCGTCATGGTCGAGGGTGACTGCACCCTCTGCGTCAACCAACGCAGCCAGCCTTTCTATGTCCCGGATTACTTCGTAGTAGTCCTTTACTGTCATTGGCTCACCCTCCAAAACTCTCAAGATAATATTGCTTGCCGTCCTGCCAACCCTTGTAATAGGCTGCCTGCTCCCGGCGCTCCTGCTCCTCTGCGGTGATCTCCGCCGGGGCAACTTCATCCACATGATTCCACCTTTCTGCCGAAATAGCCGATAGAACCATTATGCAGAAAGCAGCTAAGATTATCGTAACTGCCGCTGCCGTCCAGTTCCTCATAGCGAATCCCTCCTAAAGCCAAAGAATGTTTTGATTTGCGGCAGGGTTTCCAGCCTGTGGCCGTCTACCGTTACCAGGGCGGCATAGCCCTGTCCAATCCAGCCCCGGTGCCAAATTCCCCGGGCTTCATAGTAGTCCACGCCCTCCCGGCGCTCTGTGGTTTTGCCGCAAACCCTTATCTCGATGTCGATTTTGCCGTCCCGGCGTTTTAGCCAGTTCTTGGGGCGCTTATACTTCCCGGTTCTAACGGCATCTTTGTAGCATTGTTTTGAGCAGTACTTTTGCCCCGGCTGGCCGAAGAAGTCTTTTCCGCAGTATTCGCATTTCTTCGGCTCGGCTTTTTTCATACTGCTTTTGCGGGCCCGGATGCTGTCCATTGCCTTTTGGCACTCCTTGCAATACAGCTGTCTGGTGTTGGTGCTGCCTATCGGCCCTCCGCATCTCTTACATGGCCGGTTGGGGTCTCTCTTGATTCCATAGCGATACAAGATCGAGGCCACAGAGCCGTAATCAAGATCGAGAATTAAGGCAATCTCCCTGTTGGTCTTGCCCTCCCGCACCAGCTGCTCCAGGAACTCCGGGTCGTTTGAATTAGAACGACCGATTTTGGCGTTAGGAGACGCTTTATCGTATGACATCATAACTCACCACCTTTTCATGCTCGGACATCTCTGCGCGCATTTTTATGGCTTTGGTGATAGCGTTCCATCGCTTGATAAATTCCTCGGCATTTTGTCCCTCAAAAAGCGGCTTCTCCCGCTCTACATCCTTCTGCCCCATCAGGGTACCTCCTTTGATAGTCCTTCTTCGCAAATATCCACTATGTGCTGGCACAGTGCTTTGGGAATTATGCTTCTTTCACGGCTATTCTTTAATCCGTACTGTGTCCCTCCAACCTCCATTTTAATCCCCTTGGCCTTCATCGCCCGAATAGTTGCAGAACGGGGAGCTCTTTCGTGGCAAGGGTCACCATTCTTGCACATTGGCTTGAACTGAGGCTCCGGGTGGTTCGTCCAAATATCCGTTGGCTTCATTCGTGTATCCCCGTATTGGCAATATGTAACAGTGTACCTCGGAAAACCTTGCATCCATGACATCTTCCGCATCCCGCCCCTTGGATTTTCGATGAACCAAAACCTTGGATTAAGGTCCTTGATTAGTTGTAATACATGCTGATCTACCATATCGCAAAATTTTGCATAGTCACTGACAGGGTCAAGGTTTCCTGTTACAGGATTTTTTCTCCGGTGATGGCTTATAGCGGCAATGCTGAATGTGGAACAGTCCGGACTTGCCCAAATCACATCCGGGCGTCCAAAACGATTCAGAATTTCATCCGTCGTGACTGTTAAGATATCTGCATAAAGATCGATGTTTTCAAAATTCTTATCCCATTCCACAGAAAACACTTGATGCCCTCTGTTTTCAAACGCTTTCCCTATACTCCGTGTTCCAGCAAACAATTCAAGTACTTTCATCCGTTACCTCCTCTATGTCAATTTCTGTTCTTGGGTTTTTGGGGTCATATGCCCCACGCAGCCGCAGCTCTACATGGTCAAAGCTATCATCGGCGATTACTCCCCGGTGTACCAGCCCGTCCATCAGCATCTTGCCGTTGTAGTTATCCGGGTCATGACGGTGCCGGGTGGGAAAGTAGTAGGTGATGGTCACCACCGCCTTGCCCATTGGTTTGCACTTGGGGCAGTATGCAACAAACAGCTGCAGCCAGCGCTGCTTTTCTGCCCGGTAGTCCCAGGCGTTCGCACGACCAGCGTATTTGTTCAGCGATGGGGGGATTTCTGGAATTGTTATTTTCACGCATTCTCCTCCATCATCCGCTCCGCCAGCGCCAGGTCATAGCTGGGCAGCTGCTTTACCTCTGCCATACCGGCCAGCTTCGCCCGGATATCCGCAGGCAGGGCTTGCATTTTGCGCTCGCTCTCCTGCCTTGCCCGGTAGCTGCGCATAAAGTTGGACTGCACCACGCTCTGCAATGTCCCGGTGTCCATGCTGGCCCATTCCCGCAGCTGGGAGGGGTGTCCTACCAACCGTTGTAGGTTCTCCGGCAGGTCTGCAAACTCTTTCTCGCTGTTGTAGCCGCTGTTCCGCAGGGCCTTTGCAATCAGTGCCCATGCTTCGCCCTCGGAGAGTTCCGCCGGTCTGCTGATCTCACCAATAGCGGCTATGATAGCCCCAATATGCGGGGGAAAGCCCTTGCGATCACTGGCAATGTGGGACTTAACCGCCGCTGCCACAAGGTTAGCCGGGTAGTCTGCCAGCATTTCCGACCACAGGTTCACCACCGCTTCCGCATCCTGCCGTTTCATGTCCCGGTAATAACCTGGGTATGCGGCCTTCAAGATCGACATGACGGCAAGCGTTTCAGATCGGGTCATGCTCTCCCTCCTCTCGCAGCATTTGCAAGAACACATTGTCTGTTTCCCCCTGCGGAAGCTCGTCCTCCCACCTGCGCTGGTTCAGCCATGTCGCAGGGTTTGGGATGTACTGGCCGTTGTTCTCCGTCCATTGGCGGCTCCGCTTCTGTGCAGATATGGCATCCATCATTCGGTCAAAGGTCTGCTTATCCGGCTTGATGCGTTCAAAAGCCTTTTCCGCTGCTCCTTTCCCGACTTTCTTAGGATATTGCGCCCAAAATTCGGCAAACCGGCCCCCTTGGGGGGCATGGGGGGTACTTGGATTCGGATTCGGATTAGGATTCGGATTAGGATTCGGATTCGGATTGGATTCAGGCCGCAGCTCGCCGCAATCCGCCGCAACTTGCGGCAACTCGCCGCAGATTTCCGCAGACGGTGTAAAGCCGCTGTTTTTAGGCGGGTCGGGATATTTGGGTTTGCATTCTCGTATCCTTTGATGTTCGGCCCAAGTCGGGAACCAAAAGTAGGGCTTCCCGTCCACCTCGTAGAGGGAAACGCAGCCTTTGGCCGCCAAACCGTGGAGCGCATCGTTGATATCTTTTGCAGTAACCCGTTCCCGAAGCGGGAATGCGTTGCCTTTGATGATTGCAGGTCGGGCATCTCCGCGCCCTGCATCATCTACCGAAACAATAAGACTTACCCAAAGCCGAAACTCGAAATCCGTTAAGGATGCTATCTTGTCGCTTGTGCGGAAGCTATCCTTTATCAATCTATTCGGCATTCATCCTCACCTCCCGTCAGAATGGGAGGTCGTTAGGGTCGCCCTCGACTTCTTCAAATCCGCCCTGCTCGCTCTCTGCGGGCTTTTCCTCTGCCTTGCCGGTAGATTTGCTGCCGCCAAACAGAACCTCCTCTGCGATAACCTCTGTGGCTGTGCGCTTATTGCCGTTCTTGTCCTCGTAGTTGCGAACTTCGATGCGGCCGACAATGGTAATGAGGTCACCCTTTCCGAACCACTGGTTTACGAATTCGGCGGTCTTGCCCCATGCTACGATGGGTACGAAGTCAGTCTTTTCTCGGTCACGGTTGCGGTCTACCGCAATGGTAAAGCTGCACACGCTCTTGCCGTTCTGGGTCTGTTTCAGTTCGGGAGCCTTGGTCAGCCGCCCATTAAGGATCGCTTTGTTCAGCATTCTGTTTCCTCCAAATAGTTAGTGTAGAATTCCTCCCGGAACATCGGGATAGTGAAATCGTAGTTGTCGATACAGGCTTGCTCGCCCAGCCGGTGCAGCCAGTCCATCACCTCGGCACAGCCGTGTGCGTGTGTCAGGTGGCACGGCGTGTGGCACAGGGAAACCCAAAGCCCCATGCGCTTGCTTTTGCTCCGCATGGCGTTGCCGAAGATTTCGTGCCGGTCGAGCTTTACACCGGAGCGCTGGCACAAAAAGCACTTGGATGTGTCGGCCTGTACGATGCTCGGAGCGTAACCGTTTCGGTCAAGCTCTGCGCCCCATTCGTTTTTCAACCGTCACACCTCCCAGCCTGTCCCCATTCTCTGCCGATTTGGTTATCGATGATCCTGATTTGCAGTTTAAGGCTGTTGATGGCTTCCAAGTTCGCCTTGTAGACTGCTTCGGCAACATCTCGCTTAAACCGTGCTTCTGCCACGCTCGGTATCCCGTAGCAGGTCTTGTCGATCAGGCCGATGGCAACACCTTCGTCTTTCAGCTTTAAGCATTCGGTGCGGAGAAGGACTTTATAGTCCCGCTCCGCAGCAGCATACTCGCTTCCCGAATTTCGCAAGGTCTTAACGGCTGTATTAAGCTGTGCCGATTTCTGTTGCAGCTCGGTCCACAGGTCAAGCTCCATTCTTCTCGGCCTCCTTTTCGGCGGCAAAGGCTTTCTTCTGGCAGTTCGGGCACAGCTTGCGGCCGAACCGCTGGACGCTGTATGAGGCGATCTCGCTTACAGGCCAATACTCCCCGTTGCGCTTGTTGATACCGGTGATCTGCTGCCCGCAGTCGATGCAATACTCGGTAGGCTCTGGTTCTCTTTCTGCACCCTCCGGTAAGTCCTCGCCAGCGTAGATATACAGGCCAAGGCCATGACGGGCACAGGCTTTTGTAAGGGAACGCTGGATTGCCTTATTGGCATCGAATGAGGTAACATCACTGGCCGGGATTGAGCGGTTGCGGTTATCCATGACCGGCAGATACTCGATGTGCTCAATGCCGTTGACGGTTACGCCAGTCTTAACCCAGCAGGTCTTACCGTCTGTGTGGTAAAACAGGCCGTTAGCATCCTCGTAGATGGTATAGGTGGCATCCGGGTGCAGCTTCTTGATTTCTCCCCAGGCCCATGCCCAAGAAAGGTATGTAAGGCCATTCTTCTTCTCTGTCTTGTCAGAGCAGTTGATGCTGTTCAATTCTCGAAAGTAGTTCTCCATAGCTCCTCCTTAATATCTGTCTGGTTCTTCATCAAAGTACCTGTCAGCATCCGCATCGCTGGCGTCAAACCGCTTAACACAGTTTTCGCAGCCAATGACCATTCCGTCCTTAATGTAAATGGTCTCGTTGATCTCGCAGCCGCACTCCGGGCAGATGTGCGGCTTATCATCGTAGTTATCCACACAGCTCGGGATTGGCCTATCCGGGATATTGTATGGGTTCATGCTTCCACAACCTCCCCGTTTTTCAACTTGACATCCCTACCAGAATCTTGTATATTGGTGGTGCTTAATCTACCTTTGCCCTCATTGGCTTTTGCGGAGCCGGTGGGGGCTTTTCTATGCCTGTACTCCTCCTGCTGGCGGCGGATACAGCGCAGAACCCAAGCTGTGAAGTTGCAGTAACCCATTTCGATAAGCTGCTGACGGAACTCCGCCATATTCACATAGCCCAAAGGAATACGCACAGACAGCTTATAGTTTGCTTCCCGCTTTCTGCCGGGCTTGTCCGCTATCAGCGCTTCCGCTTCTGCAGTACGCCGAATTCCGTAATAGCCCGGCTTCTTGCACATACTGTCCAGCGGCTTGGTGTAACCGGGGAACTTCTCCCGGATAACTGCTATCCTCTCATTCTGCTCCATGGCCTTACCTCACCAGCAGCAGGATAGCCGCTGCTGAAAAGATGGCTCCCATTCCGAGAACTACGGCCAAGGCTTCCTGCAGCCACTCCTTTTTACTCATCTTCCTGTACCTCCTTTTGCGGAAGCTCCGGCAGGAATGCCCACCACTGGACCTCGATAGCGGTCTCCACATGATCTCCGCTGACATTGAACATCTGGTGCTTTACATTGAATGGCAAGGTGGAGTATCTTCCCGGCATTCTCTGGCACAGGTAAAGGCCGTCCTTGCTGGGTACGATCTCATCCGAGTTAAACCACCGGATAAAGGTGTTGGTTGTTGCTTCCATGTTGTTCCTCCTTCTTTTCCACCCCGTTTGGCGGGAAAAACTTCTTGACATCTTTTATTGGAATAAATAATGCATCGCAGACCTTATAGACTTCCTCCAATGTCCACGGAGTCTTGCAAATCATTCTGTCGCTGATCTGCTGGCGGCTCATACCGGTGCGCTTCCCAAGGCTTGTCTGGTCGTGGCCAAGTTCCAGCATCAGCGCTCGCAGCCTGCGGTAGGTATCAACTTTCCTTGACATTGCTGTCCCTCCCTTCATGTGGTAGACTATAGTTGAGGTGATATTATGGGCGAAAAACTTGATGTTTCGTATTCTTTGACCGAAGAAGAAAAGAGAATATTTCGCAAATTCAAGCGAAGCAACAGCGCCAAATTGACAAAATCTGAATTTCAAACTATGCTCCGGTCAAAGCTGGTAGATGGCGGTTTCGGCGGCGAATACTACTGGTTTAGCAATGGCTCCTTTGATGAGGGAGTTGCTTGCCTATCGGAAAACGGTTTGCGCGTTAAAGCCGCCATGCGGGCCGAGAAGAAGTTAAGCGTCCGGTATTGGATTACAACAGGAGTTGCAATCGCCGGTTTCCTGCTTGCCGTCCTGTCTCTCCTCATGCAACATGGGATAATATCACTACTGCCGCTATGATGATGGAGAGAACGCCACATAAAACCGTGATGATCTGCGGTGGCCTGGTCTTAAATAGGTATGCTTTCCAGCTGGTATCGCCGTAGACCTCGATAAGGTATTTTTCAAATTCATCGTTTCTCATGTCATGCCAGTCTTTCATTGTCCTCCTCCTTTTCCTTGATAAGCGCGTCCAGCGCAGCGTTAAACTTCTGCTCGGCTCCCTTTGGGCTTCTGTGGCCGTTGAGAACCATGCAGACATACGCCTTGGTCACGCCAAGTTTTTCGGCGACCTGTGTCATGGTAACTCTGTTGTTGTGCATCTTGCCGACCATGTCGCCAGTCCATTGTGCAGGCATCCAAACTGTCCTCCTTTCTTTAATTTTTTGTTGCAAGAGTAAACAAAGTGTGCTATCATATTTATGGGATAAATATTGCGCTACCCTGGCGATTGCTGGGGCACTTCGGTTTACTCCGCTGACCATGTTCCTATTATACAGTTTACTCTGTTATCCGTCAAGGGGAAATGCGCAACTTTGTTAACTTTGTAGGCTTGCACAAATAAGGGGGGTGTTAACTGTGTTTTATGACAATTATTTGAGGCTTTGTAACTCTGTGCGCAAAACGCCAAGTGCTGTTGCATTGGAAATTGGGCTGACAAAGCCATCTGTTTCCAGATGGAAGTCAGGGTCTATGCCAACCGATGCAACGCTTCAAAAGGTCGCCGATTACTTCGGCATCACCGTTGACGAGCTTTTGGGCAAAGAAAAACAGCCCACTGAAGGTGAGCTGCATCCCGCCAATAAAAAACTTATGGAGCTTTCCCGGACTCTTTCGCCGGAGGAAGCCGAGAAAGTATATAAGGCCATTTCGCTGCTATTAGAGAAATAGCTCTTTCGCATTGTTCAGGTGTCATTTGTAAAATAAGCTGCTCTAACGCCGTGTTCCAATCCATTGGTGTTCCTCCTCTTTTGTCAATTATTGTCGAATAAAAATCCTTCCAAATTCAGCATGTATTTGGTACAATTCAATTGTAACAAATTGCATTGCCAATATGTACTGACAAATGTTGCGGTTTTGGCGTCAAATTTGTCATGCTTTACGGACAAAAGTGCCCGGTAACAAAAAACAGGAGATGAGTTTGTGAATTCAGACGAAGAAAGGAATTGGGAAAACTTTTTGCTGGAGGTAGCCACAAAACGGCAGGAGCAGGGAATGACACACAAGGATTTGGCCGACAATGCCGGGACAGTTGAGAGGACGATCTCCCGGCTGCTTTCGGAGCCGACCAAAAACCCAAGCCTGTTTCTTGTCGCCTCCGTCTGCCAAGCGCTGCACATATCTCTCGACAAGCATTTCGTGAAGGAAGTCTATAACAAAACAGACAGCCAGAACAGCGAAGAAATGATAGAGGTTCTGAAAGAGCAGGTGCGCCAGCGCCGGAAGCTGTCCAAAACACTCTTCGCAGTTATTTTTGTCCTGCTGGCGATGATGATTTTATACCTCGTCCTAATCGATGCAAATAACCTTAACTACGGTTTAATTCGGGATTAAGAACAGATGTTCTTTCCAAATATAATCGTACACCGTAAAGTGTACAATAATCAGTACTGGAGGAGACGACTATGGAGGAAATGGAGAAAACAACACCAGAGATCAAGCCAAAGAAGAAAAAAACGATGGTAACAGCAATAATCCTAATTGTTATCATAATTGCAATCATCGGAGCGCTTGCCGGTGGAGAAAAGGATAAAGACAAACAGGACAATCAGCAAAATCAGCAGCAACAGCAAGAGGAGCAAAACGCAGAAGTGGATATGTCCGTAGTCGCTTCGGCCATAAAAACTGTGCTTGATAAAAATGCGGAGGGCACAGGGATTGAGTACTCTTTAGAATACGATGACACCGGTCTTGTTATAGCAGCAAAAGCGTCAGGAGTAGCTGCAGAAGTGGCGCAAGCAAAAGCGGACGGATACGACGATACATACGAGCCATGGGTAACAATGCGTGAAAGCATGGTTAAACTGTGCAATTCGATATCTGATGCTGTTGATACGCTTGGCGCAAAGGATAAATATGTAACAGTCACAGTGGTCAACGATGCCAATGAGGACAACACCCTCTTGACGATTATGAACGGCGTGGTTGTATACGATGTAATGGCAGAAAAATAAAAAAACACCGCCCCCGGCAACGAGGGCGGTTGTCTATCAGGAGGAGAAAAATGAAAGAAAGGACAAATACGGCAAAGTGGCTTGAGAAGCAGAACCGCTGGCAGATCGCCGTCCAGAAAGATGGCGTAAGAAAAACATTTACAAGCAGTCGGCCGGGAAGGGAAGGGCAGAGGGAAGCGAACCGAAAAGCAGATGAATGGCTGGCATCAGGCATCTGCGGGACGAAGCTGCACCTATCAGAGCTGCACGAAAGTTATATGGAGCAGCTTAAAATTCGGACTTCGCAATCGAATTGGCGACCGCAGGAAAGCCGCTGGAAAACATGGATTGACCCAAGGATAGGCCACCTAAAGGCAGATGCACTTTGCGATGGGATTTTGCAAAAGGTTATCGACTATGCATACAATAACGGGAAATTGTCGAAGAAGTATCTGCAAAGCATCCGTGCTGACATGGTTTCTTTCTGCAAATATCTGCGGAAAATGAAAGTAACCGGCTTTGCCCCGGAAGACATAACAATTCCAAAGGGAGCCCCCGTTGGCGTTCGCAACATTTTGCAGCCGGAGGACATTGTAACGCTTTTCTCCGTTGATACGACGATCTACAAGGGTAAATTGGTAAAAGACCCATATATAAATGCTTATCGCCTTGAGGTTTTGACCGGACTGCGGCCGGGGGAATTGCGTGGCATCATGAGGAACGATTTCAAACAGGGCAGATTGGAGGTAAGGCGGTCGATAAACGAGGATAACGAAATCACTACAGGCAAAAACGAAAATGCGATACGCAGCGTTTATTTGGGCGAAATCGCAGAGGCGATTGTAAAAGATCAAGCATCCAAGTCAAACGGCCTGTATCTGTTCCAAATGCCGACAACGGAAACCTATCGCAAGTTTTTCCAAAGATATTGCAAAGCAAACGGGATTCCGAAAACGACACCATACGAGCTACGCCATACATTCGTTTCCCTTGCCCAGTCCCTCCCGGAGGGATGGGTAAAGCAATTGGTCGGCCACTCCAAGAGCATGGACACATTCGGCGTTTATGGGCACGCTGTGTCCGGGATGGATCGGCAAATAACCAGCGCACTTGATGGCGTGTTCACATCAATTCTTGGCCAGCAGGAAAAAAAGTGAGTTATTTTGTGAGTTTTTTTGCAAAAGAAAAAAGCCAGTAACCCGCATGGTTACTGGCTTTCTCGTTGGTGCGGAAGATGGGACTTGAACCCACACGTCATGGACACACGCACCTCAAACGTGCCTGTCTGCCGATTCCAGCACTTCCGCATAGCGCTTTATTATTATACCATCTTATTCCCTGTTGTCAAGACGGTTTCTCGTCAAACTCCATCAAAAATAAGGATAAAATTTAGGGGACAAAGGGGGTTGACATTTTGGAATCATTACGAGGTGTTTTAGGGCCTTGCCTGCCGGAGGCACGATTTTCCACACCCATTTAGTGGGATATTTCCTCCAAAAGCCCTTGATCGTCACAATTTTGACACAAATTTGGGCTTTTCCACCCCGCAAATGTGGAAAACCCGGTGGAAAGTGTGAAATACTTTCCGTATAGCGGCCTTTACAAATCGGGGGCGCGGTG